CATTCTCCGGCAGCTTATTGACGCTGGCACACTATCCAACCTCCCGGCAGGCCTCAAGGCTCGCGGGCTTCGCATTAAGGGTGACTCCTCGCCTCTGATGCCGGGTGAGTTCCGTGACGTTGATGTGGCCTCTGGCGCGATTAAGGACAGCATCACGTTCCTCCCCTACAAAGAGCCGTCGCAGGTTCTCTATCAGCTTCTCGGCACCCTCACAGAGGAAGGACGCCGCATTGGCTCCATCGCCGACGTGAGCATTGGCGACATGAACCCGAATGCGCCTGTAGGCACGACACTCGCTCTTCTGGAGCGTAACCTGAAGGTTATGTCTGCCGTTCAGGCTCGTGTCCACGCTGCCATGAACCAAGAGTTCAAGTTGATCGCCCAGATCATCAAGGACTACATGGGTCCAGAATACGAATACGACGTTGGTGGCGACTTTAACCGCATTGATGATTTCGACGAGCGTGTTGACGTTATCCCGGTCTCTGACCCGAATGCTTCGACAATGTCTCAGCGGATGATGCAGTATCAGGCTGCCCTTCAGATGTCGCAGAGCGCACCACAAATTTATAATATCCCGCTCCTGCACCGTCAGGCGCTTGAGGTCATGGGCATTAAGGGTTCCGACGAGATCGTCAAGCTCCCAGATGAAATGAAGCCAATGGATCCTGTGTCTGAAAACATGGCTCTCCTCAAGCAAGATCAGATCCGCGCCTTCCATAATCAGGATCACGAGTCGCATATCGCTGTTCATATGGCGTTTGCTCAGGATCCCCGGATTCTGGAAATGGTCGGCCAGAGCCAGTTTGCAGGCGCAATTCAGGGTGCCATGCAGTCCCACATTGCTGAACATATGGGCTTTGCCTACCGTCAGAAGATCGAAGAGCAGATGGGCGTCACGCTTCCTGCGCCGGGAGAAGATGTACCTCCAGAGGTTGAGGAAGCTCTCGCTAAGGTTGAGGCTCTTGCTGCCCAGAAGGTTCTTCAGGATGCTCTCGCTAAGTCTTCCGCCCAGAAGGCAGAGGCTCAGGCTCAGGATCCTCTTATCCAGATGCAGCAGGCTGAATTGCAGATCAAGGCTCAGGAAGCTCAGCGTAAGGCTGCCAAGGACGCCGTTGACGCGCAGATTGCGGCTCAGAAGCTTGCTCTGGACAAGGAGCGCCTTGATTCCACCGAGCGTATCGCTGGAGCGAAAATCATGGCAGACTTTGATACTCGCGAAAAGGAACTCGACGCTAAGCAGATGGCCGAGGTCATTAAGGCAAGCAGCAAACTCATGGGTGGTGTGTGAAAGAATTTGAATTGATCCGCAGGAAAATCCGCGAAGATCTCAATGATTTGGCGGATTCTATCGCAACAGGAAGCGCCCCGGATTATGCCACTTACAGGCATATGGTGGGCAAGATTGAGGGGCTTGCACAGGCAGAGCGCCACATCCTCGATCTCGAAGAACGCCTTCTGAAGGGCGAAGACCTCTGACGTATTTGAGGTTAGCCACTTAGAGTGGTATTATTGGTCTAGGGATTGTGTTCGCGCTTAACTCCAACACAACGGTACGACACCGGAAAGTCGCATTATGTACTCACAGGCTGAGCTAACGCAGCTTGCTAATACTAAAGGACTGCCAGAGCCGAAGGGCTATCGCATCCTTATCGCACTCCCCGAAGTGCAAGAGAAGACCGCCGGGGGTATTATTCGCCCGGATGATCTTCGTAAGAAGGAAGAGACTGCATCTATTATCGGTCTTGTTCTGGAAATGGGGCCGGATTGCTATGCCGACGATGGGCGTTTCCCAACTGGTGCATACTGCAAGCCGGGTGATTATGTGATTTTCCGTTCCTATTCGGGAACGCGGTTCAAAATCAAGAACCGTGAGTTCCGACTCATCAATGACGACACCGTTGAAGGTGTTGTTGCTGACCCCAGCATCTTTGAGAGGGCATAATGGGACTGGAAAAAGAAGTTGAATTTGACGACAACGATTCCGAAATGGAAATCGAGATTGTCGATGATACGCCCGAGCAGGACAAAGGACGACCCCGCCGACCGGAGGGGAAAGAGCCTGAGATTCCTGAAGACGATGAGATCGCCAACTATTCAGAGGGCGTTCAAAAGCGTATCAAGAAACTGCGTTATGAGTTCCACGAAGAGCGCCGAGCAAAAGAAGATGCTAATCGGCAGCTTAACGAGGCAGCCTCACTTGCAAAGAGGCTGATGGAAGATAAACGACGGATGGAAGAAGCCCTGCGTAAGGGTGAAGAAATCCTCGTTGAAAACGCAAAGAGCAGGGTCGAATCAGATCTTGAGCTTGCTCGAAAGAAGTTCAAGGAAGCTTATGACATTGGCGATGCCGATGGAATTGCTACCGCTCAGGAGCGGTTAGCAGAGCTTTCTGTCCAGAAGGTTAGTGCGGTAAATTACCGTCCTGTTTACAAGCAGGAAGAGGAAGTTCGGCAGCCTCAATATGAGCCTGTTGTTCGTCAGCCTACTGACCCGAAAGCTGTGGATTGGGCCAAGAAAAACTCTTGGTTTGGCCGTGACCAGTTGATGACTGATTATGCCAAGCACCTCCACGACCGAATTGTTGTGTTTGACCGTGTGGATCCTCGGACTGAGGAATACTGGCAGACACTCGATGGGGAGATGCGGAAGCGTTTCCCGGAGATGTTTGATGACCCTGTCGATGATAGCCGATCAGAGCGTCAGAGTCGTCAACAGACATCCAATGTAGTGGCCCCGGCGTCACGCAGCAGTGCTGCAAAGCCGCGCAAGCAAATCAAACTGACGGCTACTGAGGTCGCCCTCGCTAAGCGTCTCGGTCTAACGGTTGAGCAATACGCCGTTGAAAAAATGAAGGGTCAATAAAATGGCTGATAAGCGCACTCCTCGGGAAACCGAGACTCGCGAAGCTTCTTCGCGCAAAAAGACTTGGACTCCTCCGTCGGTTCTTCCTGAGCCAGAAAAATCGGATGGGTACGCATATCGTTGGATCCGCACCGCCTCGCGCGGAAATCTGGATAACACCAACGTAAGCTCCAAGTTCCGTCAAGGTTGGGAACCAGTTCGTGCTGAAGAGCATCCTGAAATCACGGCACTTCGTGACCGAAATTCCCAGTTCCAAGACAATATTGAAGTTGGTGGTCTTCTTCTGTGCAAGGCTCCGCAAGAGATGGTGGAAGAGCGTAATGCTTACTACAGTCAGCTTGCAGAAAATCAGATGCAGTCTGTTGATAACAACTTCATGCGTGAAAACGACCCGCGTATGCCTCTCATGAAACCAGAGAAATCAACGCGAGTTACATTCGGTGGTGGACGGAAGCCTTAAAAGCTGCTGACCGCCAATTAACAACAAAACGAGGTAAGACATATGTCTGCAACAGCAGCCCCTTATGGTCTTCGTCCCGTGAATCTTATTGGCGGTCAGCCCTACGCTGGTTCTACTCGTCAAATCAAGATCGCCTCGGGCTACGCAGCCAACCTGTTCTTCGGCCAACCAGTTCGAGTTGCCGGGGACGGAACCATCATTGCTGCCGCCGTAACAACCGCTGCGCCTGATACAGGCATCACTGGTGTGTTCGTCGGCTGCACCTACACAGACCCCAACCTGAACTTCAAGGTTTTCAAGCAGTATTGGCCGACAGGCACATCTGCTTCGGATGCTTTCGCTTACGTCGTGGACGATCCCGATGTGGTGTTCCAGCTTCAGGCTGACGGCTCTGTTTCTCAGTCGGCTCTCGGCGAAAACATTGGTCTTAACGCTGCTGGTGGCGACACCGCCACAGGCAACGCTACGACCTCTGGCAACGCTGGCGCGGCTTCGACAAGCTCTCCGTTCACCGGAACAGCAACCGCTTCTCTGCCATTCCGGATTATCGGTTTCGTGGAAAGCACAACATCCACCGTGGGCGATGCTTACACTGACCTTTTGGTCAAGTTGAACGCACCCTACTTCAGTACCGACGTGCTTAAGGGCGGTCATTCTTATGACCAGTCCACTGGCGCTGGCGACTAATAGGGAGTCATAAAACATGGCTATTTCGCGCGCACAACTTCTCAAGGAACTGCTCCCCGGTCTGAACGCTTTGTTCGGTCTGGAGTACAAGAAGTACGAAAACGAGCATGAGGCGATTTACGAAACTGAATCGTCTGAGCGTTCCTTCGAAGAAGAAATCCAGCTTTCCGGCTTCGCTGCTGCTCCTGTCAAGGCTGAAGGCTCTGCCATCAGCTACGACAATGCTCAGGAAGCATGGACGGCTCGTTACAACCACGAAACCATCGCGATGGGCTTCTCGATCACCGAAGAAGCTATGGAAGACAACCTGTATGACAGCCTCTCGGCTCGTTATACCAAGGCTCTTGCTCGCGCGATGGCTTACACGAAGCAGGTCAAGGCGGCTTATCCGCTGAACAACGGCTTCTCTGGCGGTGCCTTCAACTCCGGCGACGGCGTTGATCTGTTCAGCACACTTCACCCACTCGTGGGCGGTGGCTACAACAGCAACACACCTTCCACGGCTGCCGACCTGAACGAAACGTCGCTTGAAGCTGCGGTCATTCAGATCGCTGGTTTCAAGGATCAGCGCGGCCTCTTGATTGCGGCTAAACCCCGCAAGCTGGTTGTTCCGCCGAGCCTGATGTTCGTTGCCACTCGCCTGCTGGAGACTGAACTCCGCACAGCGACGGCTGATAACGACATCAACGCCATCAAGACCAACGGGACAATCCCCGAAGGTTACGCTGTCAACCACTACCTGACAGACAACGATGCGTGGTTCCTCATCACCGACGTTCCGAACGGCATGAAGCACTTCGAGCGTACACCGCTTTCCACTTCGATGGACGGCGACTTCGACACGGGCAACGTCCGTTACAAGAGCCGCGAGCGTTACAGCTTCGGCGTGTCCGATCCGCTGGGCATCTTCGGTTCGCCGGGTGCTGGCTAATCTACCGAGGGGGAGCTTCGGCTCCCCCTTCTTTCTTTCCGGGTTATCCGGCTCCACAGACTGTCCCGGCAGACGTTGCAGAGACTGCGGAGCTTTTCCTGCAAGAGGTTTATTCTCATGGGTACTACAACATTTTCCGGCCCAGTTGTATCTAAGGCTGGCTTTATCACAGGCACCGACGCGGTTGCCACTTCTGTCACCAGCGCCACCCTCACACTCACATCGGCCAACGGCCTCGCTGACGCCTACAATGGCGAAACAATTCCGCTGAACCTTGCTTCTGGTCAGGCTGTGACACTTCCTGCGTCTTCTGGCTCTCAGGCCACTTATACATTCTTCATCGGCACAAGCATCACCAGCAACTCAACAACCATCAAGGTTGCGAATGCTACAGACGTTATGGTTGGCTATGCCTCGATTGGCTCTGCTGGCACCGCTGGCGTTTTTGCCTCGGCCCCGACATTTGACACGGTAACACTCAACGGCAGCACGACTGGCGGTCTCGTTGGCTCGATCATCACTGTCAAGGATGTGGCAACAGGTTACTGGCAGGTTAGCGCGAACCTCAATGGCTCCGGCACTGCCGCCACTCCATTCAGCGCCACAGTGTCGTAATCTGGCCTCGTAGGAGGCCAATATGGCTATCAACACATCTAATATTCAGGCGACCACTCGCACGGACGATGGGGACATTTATGCTTCCCGCGCCCGTGTGAAGGGTATCCACGTTACTACAACATCTGCTGGATCCATCGTTCTCAAAGACGGCGGGACCAGCGGAACCACGCGCCTTAGCGTGGCAATTGGTGCAAGCTATTCGGGCAACATTATCATCCCGAATGACGGCATCCTTTTCGAGTCAAGCGTATATCTCGACCTCACGAACGCCACTTCGGTGACCGTTTTCTATCAGGCTTAACAGGAGGCTCGGATGGCAGAAATTGCTTCGGTTACACAACGCGGCAAGTTCGAACCATTCGAGCTTCAGGTTTCCCGTGGTCAGGTTGCATGGCATCGTGCCGTTGTGATCTTCGGATTTAACTCTGACGTTGACTCAAGCCCCGAGACCATTTGGCCGGGTGGAGGCCTCTTAGCGTTCCCAGCATCTCCAATTCGGATGAAGGTTAGCTCCGCAAACGCCAACGACACGTCTGATGGAACGGGTGCTAGAACTGTATTCATCGGTGGTCTCGACGCCAATCACAACGAGATCTCCGAGACTGTTACGCTGAGCGGACAGACTGCCGTCCTGACAACAAAGTTTTACCTCCACATCAATCAGGCCTATGTTCTGACTGCTGGCAACTTGAACGGCGCTGCCGGGAACATTTACATCGGTGATGGCACCGTAACAGCAGGCGTTCCTGCTACCGTGTATGACATGATTGCCTACGACTACAACGACCGCATAACAGGCAGCTTTACAATACCCGCAGGGTACACAGGCTACGTCATGCAGGGGCTGTTCTCTACCGGACAATCGGGCGGCTCGAACCCGGTCACTGGCCGACTTGTGACTCGCGGCACGAACAACATCAGGATGACAGTAGCCGTGACTGTCCTTAACAACGGAACAGCCGACTACTCATTCGAGTATCCTGTTGCAATCCCCGAAAAGACAACGCTTGAAGCTCAGGGCTTTGGAGCATCGGAAAACAACTCCTGCTCCTCAATGTTTATCCTCAACCTCATCAAAAATGACGGTGCATAATGGCAAGCTCTCCTGCATGGACGCGCAAGGAAGGCAAGAATCCAAAAGGCGGGCTGAACGCCAAGGGACGCGCCTCCGCTAAGGCTCAGGGGATGAACCTGAAGCCTCCGGCACCAAAGCCAAAGACAAAGAAGGATGCGGGCCGCAAAGCTTCATTCTGTGCTAGAATGTCCGGCATGAAGAAGAAGCTGACATCTTCCAAGACTGCCAACGATCCAAACAGCCGTATCAACAAATCTCTTCGCGCGTGGAACTGCTAATGAAAAAGCCAGTCTGGGAAACCAAAAATCCCGCCAAGAAATCAAAGAAGATGACACCTGCCCAGA